GTATATACTGGGGAATATTCCGTGAATGATTAATATTCCTGCAATTTTCCAAGCGTGGACTAGGTGTACCATATAGGACATTCCGACTTCTTTTAGATGTTTATTCATCTTTTATTTATTTTTCCCCTAGACATTACACCCATTATTGTGTATAATGAATATAATTAATAACGAATATGTTAAATTTAAGAAAGGTTCTTAAGACAACAACATATTTAAAAACGTCCATGGAGGACTGCTTATGACAAAACATAACTATGTACTAGACCCTGACAAAGAAAACTTTGTCACGGAATTTCAACCAACCTTCGATGAGGGGACTTCGACTTTTATTAAGGGTGGAGTGACTATCGATTGGTTATTCGACTCTTGTTTCAAAGAGAAAAACTTCTTCACAGGTGTACGTACCTACCAGCGTGAAAAGGTGGCTTCGGTACCGTGGAAACAGGAAGTCCTTAAAACTATTTTAGAGGAAGGATACAAGTCCATTCCTGAAATTCACATTCGAGTGATGAGTCCACTGAGGTTTGAACTCACCGATGGGCAACAGAGAACCTCTGCACCCCTAGACTATATGCAGGATGGGTTTCCTCTTGCACCTAAAACTATTTTTAGAAACACAGACTATGGTGGTCTCTTGTATTCTCAACTTCCTGATGAAGTCAAGGATGCAATTCGCAACTATGAGATATCTTGTAAGTGGTATGTTAATTTAGACGACCAAGAAACGTCTAACTTGTTTATTAAAATTCTGAACAATGTCAATACCATGAATCATCAAGAAATGCGAAACGCCGTGTTGGGTGTGTATTCTGACTTTGTTCGTAACACTGCAAGAGACGATGGTCTTGCACAGTATTCACAATTTGTGCATCCTCTGTTTCAGAGAACCACCGATAGAAACGGCAAACAAACACTCAACTATTTCTCTAAAGGGTTTAAACTCAACGGTAGAATGGAAGTGGACGAATGGTTACAGAACTTGTGTTACTTGTTTTCATACGGTAAAGATTGGAAAAAAGGTATATCCTCACAAGCAATGCAAACCAAGTGGGTAAAGGAAATTCAAAAAAGTGGTGGTATCTTTGCAGTAAACTATACCGATGAAAAACTTATCAGACAGATTCTTAACCTTGCACTCAATATTATTTCGAACTATCCTAACAGACAACGTTTGTCGCCTATGGTTTCGTTGATAATGGTGTGTTATGCAGTGTCACTGATTGACATCACAGGTAAAGGCACTGGAAGAAAACTCACTCCAACAGTTTCGTTAGACCCTGTTAAGTTTGGTCTTCAATTCGACAAGATTTATACCGACTGGAGTTGCATGACGAAAAGACTTTTTGAAAAAGAAACCATGTGGACTGCAGAGAAGGCAGAGAATTCCGATGATGCACCCCCAGCTGCTGTCATGCAACCCTTCAAACAATTGTTTGGTGGTAAGAATGCAGTTGCAATTGGGACGATTAAAAAAGTACTAGATACCTGCACTCCTAAAGAGTGGGGTATCACAAAAAAAGATGGTAAGCGTGCCTTTACTGACGAAGAGAAAAGTCAAAGACTGACTGAACAAGGTGGTAAGTGTTTTTGGACTGGAGTGCCTTTGACACTTGACCGTGCAGTAGGAGACCACTATGTGTTACATTCACTTGGTGGTGAAACTACCATGGACAACCTAGTCGTAACATCAAAACAAATAAACGGTAAACGTTTAAATATGAGAGCAGACCACTTTGCAGAATATATTCAAGAGAATTATGACTTGGATTATGACCATGACACTTACTTTAAGGAGTTGACTGGTGCTTGATTTTGCATGGAAAGGTTTTACGAATATCGTAGCAATCCTATGGTTCTTTCTAAACATGGTGACACTCGTCACCATGTTTATTTTAATAATTGCATTTGCGATTGACCCTAGTTGGTTAGCAAAGACGTTGGAGGTAACGTGCCAAAAATAGAATTTACAGAAGAACAAAAAGAACAGATTGGGAAATTAAAATCCCCACGAATATTTAAATCTGCAACTCCTAAGTATACCTTAGACTGGTATCTTAAATGGGTTGCATCTGCATTTGTTTTGGTTGCAATGTCGATGCGAGGAGTCGAAGGGTTTCAACTCTATGACCTAGTCATGTCCATCATCGGCATCGTCCTATGGTTAGTAGTGTCCGTCTTATGGAATGACCGTGCATTGATTATTTTAAACGGTGCAGGGTTATTCTTTTTATTAAGGAATTTATTTAATACAATATCATGAGAGTATTAGTAGAAAGTTATGGGGATGTTCGTATTTTTTATGAACGTCCTTATGGGTATAAACGATACATCGTTGAATGGCCTGATTCCACACAAATGTTTAGTGGACTTTGGTACAAAGAAAAAGATGTTCGTGAAATAGTAGAACGAAGGTTACACTTCGCTAAAGGAGAATAGTATGTGGGATGTGTTTTGGAACTTTCCTCTTTTCATGTATCATTTAATATTTACACTTTTATTTTGGGTGATGATACTTACTGGGTTGTATGCAGTGGTAACATTCTACTGGGATAAATACAAAGATAAGTTGTCGTTTCCTAAACGTAATAAGGATGACGATGACATCGATTGGGAGAATGGTATATGACCACAGATTTAATTTTAATTCACGCTGTTTTTATTCTTGCATGTGCAGGAGGTTCTTGGTTTGCAGGATGGAAACAAGGTAAACGAGACATCATTAATATGTTTATTGACGATGACTTGGTAACAATAGAGCAACTGGAAAGAAAATATTCGGACTCCTAAATAACTATATAAAATAAAACAGGAAAATATATTATGGAAATTCTTGCGATTAATTCTTCACACGATACTTCGATTGTTACCTTTAAAGACGGTGAGATTACGAATGTGTGGGAAGAAGAAAGACACAGACGTGACAAGTATTGGTCACCTTCAGAGAGTGAAGCAGAACTCTTAACCATTGTTCAACGTGGTATTGAAACACCTGAACACCTTGCATTTGCATCCTTTGACCGTAGAGTTCTTCTCTTAGGTTTCTCTGAAGAAGTTAAACAAGACCGTAGACTACAAATCGATATTGCAAATGCCTTTGCACACGAACAAGTAACTCGTAGTCGTCTTGAACTTATCATGGAAGAGTTCAATGTTAAAGGTGCAAAACCTCGTATTACGATTAAGGAAGAACTACTAGACGGTGATAACACTATCCATGACAAGATGGCACAACAACTTGGAGTGGACAAATATCATTTTGAAACTGAACATCATTTGTATCATGCAGAGTGTGGATATTATTTCTCACCTTGGTATGCAGACGATGAACCAGTGATTGCAATCGCATGGGACGGTGGTGGTGCCATGAGACACTATGAACGTTATCCTAATTATCAAGAAATTGAATCCATCTATCGTATCGATTCTAAACACACAGAACCCAAGTTACAATGGCAAAGACTCTCTAATCATAGAGGATTAAGTGAGTGGAAAGCTGATGGGTTTGTTAACATGTTAGAAAATTGTTTGGATTGTCCTGACGATTTAGAAGTTGAGATTGAAGGTGTACCAACAGTGTTCACTTCCCTACCCTCATGTGGTATGAACTTTAGTAATCTGTCCTATGCATTAGGATGTGATACAAAAGGTCGTGCAGCAGGTAAGGTTATGGGTATGGCATCTTATGCACCTCAACCGATTACAGACAATGTGTTTTCTAGACATACAGTAGCACAACAATGTGAACTGGAGTCCTTAGAACACTCCTGTGCAATTATTCAACGTGCATTAGACCTAAACCCTGACCTTAAGAAAATCGTCCTCTCAGGCGGTTACTCGTTGAACTGTACAAACAATTATAAGTACATGCAACGATTCCCTGATGTAGAATTCTTCGTTGACCCTATTGCACACGATGGTGGAACTGCAGTTGGAGTTACATTAAATCTTGCAAGACACTTAGAGGATAAAATCGTTGAGGAAGTAACTGAAACATTAAATGGAGAAGAAGAATGATTGTAACAAATATTATTCGTGATATGGATGAGGTCTTAGACCAACTCATTGATGACCAACAAATCGTTGCAATCTATCAAGGTCAGTCTGAATGGGGCCCACGTGCATTAGGAAATCGTTCCATCATATTTGACCCACGTCATCCTGAAGCAAAACAAATTGTCAACGAGGTCAAACAGAGAGAAGACTACAGACCTTTTGCATGTAGTGTTCTTAAAGAACATGCAAGTGAATACTTTGATATGTTGCAATTAGAAGAACACGGTTCACCTTACATGTCTTTTGCAATTCAAGCTAAAGACAAAGCATACGAAGAGATTCCTTCTCTCGTTCATGCAGATGGTACGTGTCGAATTCAAACCGTAACCGAAGAAGGCAATCCAGTCTACTACAATCTAATTAAAAAGTTTGGAGAAAGAACTGGGACTCCTATTATTTTCAACACCTCGTTTAACTTGGGTGGAGAAAGTTTAGTGGAGAGTGTCTACGATGCAATCGACACTTGTAACCGTTCAATGATTAATCACCTTTACATTCCTGAAGAAGAAGGTGACCTCTACATTCCTTACGAATGTCTAAGACAAAAATCACCCAACCCTGAAGATTATGAAAACAAGTTCAGCGAAAGCTAAGGGACGAAAACTACAACAATGGTTTGCGAGTCTTTTAGTTGAAACACTAGGTGCAGACGAAGAAGATATAGAGTCACGTCCAATGGGTTCTCAAGGTGAGGACATCATTATGGGAAAACAGACTAGACAAATCTTCCCTTATAGTGTAGAATGTAAGAATCAAGAAGCAGTAAATGTTTGGAAAGCATACGAACAGGCAACTGAGAATTGCAAAGGGTATGAACCTCTTGTAGTTATCAAACGTAATCGTACCAAACCTTTAGTACTTGTTGATGCAGAATATTTTGTTAAACTACATAAGAATTAATTATGAATACAGGAATGCCAGAAGATTGGACTAAAACACAAGGTCATGTATTTGCACCTTTTGGGCCACCAATATATGTGGGTCAATTAGATGTAAATATTTTACATGAACTTCAAACACATGTTGATACTGTTAGGAATGATGAGTCACGTGATATGGGTGACCGTCTTGCAGGACGTATCATTCAACAATACAATATTTCAGACCTCTGCTCTGATAGAGTCTATGCTCATCTACATCAACACTTAAGTAATATGTGTGATGGAATAGAAAAGGTTACTGGTTATGAATTCGGAAATTTTGATATCAATCAATGTCTAGTTGATGCACTATGGGTTAACATTCAAAAAGCAAACGAGTACAACCCCCCTCACCTACATGATGGAATGTGGTCATTTGTAATGTACACTAAGAATGATATCTCTTATGAAGAAGCATTGGATAATCATTTCGACAGACAAAAAGGTCAGTCACTAGGTGGTTCACTTGAACTAAAATACGGTGAAATGAACTGGATGAACTTTTCACAATATCAACACTACCCTCAAGTAGGTGATATTATTATGTTCCCATCATGGTTGCAACATTGTGTTCACTCTTTCTATAAAGAAGGTGCAGAACGAATTAGTATTGCAGGTAACTTCCAATTTGCAGGGAGTCAAGGTGGTTAATATTCAAGAAAGAATGCGACAGAAAGCACTGGATGCTTATGTTGAAGTCGATGCACAAATTGATAAGTTTGTAGATAACGACTGTAAGAATTCTTTCTCCATGTCCAAGTATTTAAAACAACTAGAATACAGTGGTAAGGTTGTTGCATACATGCGAGGACTATTAAACGAACAGATAAAGGAACTGGAAAACAAAGAAGGGTGTGAACAAATAGAAGAGGCATACAACTTCCTCACCAAACCTCAACGTAAACGATTCATCAAATTTTTACAAGACATCGAAAAAGATGTGGATGCATACGTTGAAGAATACAAACCTGTACGTAAGGTTCGTATCAAAACACCTAAACAGATGGTTCGTAAATTACCTTACCAACAGAAGTTTACCAAGTACGAATCGATTAACCCTGAAGAAATTATTCGTGCAAGGATGCTTTACACTTACAACACTTCATCTAAAAAACTTACACAGTTTGATGCAGGTAACGGAGGATTGTCAGTTAAGGGTTCTCGTATTACAGGATATAATACTTGTAAAGAAAAGACCTTGACAGATTTGCAATTACTTGATAGACTGGTAGTGGGTGGTAATATTATTGCTAAAGGTTTCTTAGATGAGATACCAAGGTCAAAAGAAAAGGACGGAAACAATTTGATTACCAAAAATACATTATTAGTAAAAGTGATAAAATGATTTTAATAGACTTTACTCAAACCATTATTGCTGGTTTGATGGCACAACTTAAAATGAACGATGGTGAAATCTCTGAAGATTTACTTCGTCATATGATTATTAACTCTGTTCGTAACTACCAAAAAAGACACGGTGGTGACTACGGACAAATTGTACTATGTACCGATGCTGCAAATCCATGGAGACGTGACTTCTATCCTCAGTACAAAGCAAACAGAAAGAAAGCACGTGAAGCATCTGATATGGATTGGAAGATGATATTCGATACACTCCAAACAGTCAAAGAAGAAATCAGAGACAACTTTCCGTACAAGTATATGTACGTAGAACAAGCAGAAGCAGATGACATTATTGCAGTCATCACTAAACACTACAGTGATAAGGAAGACATTCTTATTGTGAGTGGTGATAAAGACTTTCAACAGTTACACAAATACAGGGGTGTACAACAGTTCTCACCTAACCTGAACAAAATGATTCGGTGTGATGACCCTAATGCATTCCTAAAAGAACATATCCTTAGAGGTGATAAGTCAGACGGTATACCAAACATCCTATCCAATGACAATTGTTTGGATGAAGGTATCAGGCAAACTCCACTTCGTAAACCAATGGTTGATAAGTATATGAGAATCACCATTGAAAATGACGATAAATACTATCGTAATTACTTACGAAACCAAACTCTTATTGATTTGGATTTCATTCCTAGTGACATGGAAGACAAAATTCTAAGTGAGTTTGATAATGTGGATGTACCAAGTGGAAAAGTATTTGACTACTTGAGAACACATCGTCTGAATGAATTGCTAAATAATATCGAGGATTTTAAATTATGACAGAAGAGAAAAAACGAGGTAGAGGAAGACCTAAGGGTGCTCCTAACAAACCTAAAATGGAACTCATCGAAAAGAGAGTTCGACTAACTAACAATGCAGATGTCTACGAGATTCTATGTCAAACAGACTTGGTTCTTGCAGAGTCAGAAGAAAATGCAATCACTGGATTACAAGTATTCAGTGACCGTAACGGTGCAGTAAAACCTGTATTACAATGGTTGTTTGATGATAAGATTGTATCACAACTACCTGAAGGTAAAACACCATACGGTGAAAACTCAGCACCAGGCCCTGACTTAACTGAGACTGCATTACGATTTGAATTTAAGAAGTTCAAATATTTTGTAACGGAACAGGTACCACCTGTACGAAGAGAAGCAATGTGGATTCAACTCCTAGAAGGTGTTACTGCTAAGGAAGCAGAGTTGATTGACCTAGTCAAAGACAAGGTAAATCCATTCAAAAACATTGATAAGAAGTTCGTACAAAAGACATTTCCGAACACAGTTTTTAACTAAATACTTTTGTCCTCAGAGACTATACATATGATAAAAGGGAAAGTTATGTATATACATTTCCTAGTGTGTAGAACTTTCTAGTCGAGTAGGACTCCATGGATTTTAATTGGGATATATTATGGCAGATGAAATAAACAAACCTTCGGAGTTTAGTCAAACTCCACCTGAACTTTCCGAAAAGGAAAGAATTCAAAAACGTATTCAAGACTTTCGTATTGGTCTGAAACCTCAGACAGCACAAGTTGTAAATGCATTACTAGAGACTCACCTTAAAAATGGTGGTGCAAAACTCAATGAACTAGAAGCAATGATTCTAGTACGTGATGATATTGGTAATGGATTAGGAGAGTACAATCTTGCAGTAGAAACTGCAACGAAAAGACTCAATGAGATTGTTGCAATAGAAGAACTTGAGAAACAAGAAGAGATTGCAAAACGAATTGATTTGGAAAAAACCAAACTCAATGAAGAACGACTTCGAAGAAAAGAACTTGAGAAGAGAGTTGAAGAACTGATTGCTCAAGTCAACGGTCAAGATATAAGACAGTCACCTGATTGGACACCTTATACTCCACCTGAGTTAACACCTCAAGAAGTTCAAGAACCTGAACCAACTCCTGCACCTAAACCCAAATCAAAAGCATGGGATATGGTACGTGCATTAAATCCTGCAACAGAAGAAGAAACAAAATCACTTGATGATGTAACACCTGAAGAATGGGATAATGCATCAAAAGGTTTGAAGTCTTTCTCAGAAGTTACACAAGAAGACGTAATCACTGAAGACGAAGAACTGCAAGAGAAGATTGACGAAACCAAACAAGCAGTCGAACAATGGAAGGAAGATAATGTTGATACACTTCCTGACTTAGAAGACCTTTCTGAATTTGATAAAGAGGTCATTCAAGACGTAGAAGACGAAGACGTAGATATTGATGATGCATTCCAAGTACAAGAAGAAGACACTGAAACTCAACCTGACTTTGCACCAACAATAACTGCTGGTAATGCACCCAATCTAAGATTAGTGGATGACTACAAAGACCTTGAATCTGCAAAAGAAGAAGAAGGTGAAGAAGAGTATGATGAGATTGTTATTCCAAATAAATCAGAATTACAATCATTAACCAAGTCTAAAATCAAAGAGACTGCAGATGTACTAGGTTTTGAAGTAGACTTAACTCAAACTAAAGCAAAAATGATTGACTCATTTGTCGAACAGTCAGAAGCATACATTAAAGAATTAACAGAAGATAGTGGTTTTATCTCTGCGAGTGAAACCGATGAGGATGACAATGACAACGACAATTCGAGGGACGGTGGTTACTTCTAGTAACTCAACTGTAAGAGAACTAAAACCAAACGAAGTATCTCCAATTTATTCAGAGTTCCAGCAGGAAGTCTGTGAGGATTTACTTCGTTTTAACTTTCCAAAAGATTATACCATAAAACTAGGATGTCAATATGACATCGATAAAGTATGCCTTTATAAAGATGGTGACACTCTAGTGTTCTCTGTATTAGAACAACCACTAGGTGACCATATTTTTCTCAGACCTTTTTTGTGGAACCCAAATAAAAATCCTCTAACAAAAATACTAGACGAATATGAAGATGAACAGTTCTACTGTGTTCCAAAATATTATGCAGAACCCTTTACCGTTGGTTCAGACATAGTGTACAGATATGTGCATGAAACAGAAGATAGGGAGAGACACGTAACATGTCAGATAGAATCCCTGTAACTGCTGTCGACCAATACGACTTCTTAGAACATCGTAGAGAACAAGAAACCAAACATTGGGAAAGAAACACTGGTGATAATCCTCTCGACTCTATTCTTACCGTTGAAGTAAACACTACTGAACTCTGTAATAGAACTTGTGTCTTTTGTCCTAGACATGACCCTAAAGTATTCCCAAATAGAAATCTACACATGACTGTTAAAGGTGCAAACACTATTGCAGAAGAGTTAGGTGACAATAATTTTCAAGGTAAAATATCTTTTAGTGGATTTGGTGAGAACTTACTGAATCCTAATTTTATCGAAATTGTAAGAGAGTTTAGATTTAGTTTACCACAAGCAACACTTGAGTGTAACACTAACGGTGATAAGTTAGATATTGAATATGCTAAAAAGTTATTTAAAAATGGATTAGATTTACTTTACATTAATCTTTACGATGGCATTCATCAAATGGAACATTTTGATAAAATGATGTCAGATGCAAGAATAAGAGAAGACAATTATAGATACAGAATGCATTGGGGTGATTTTGAAAAACATGGACTCATTCTAAATAATAGAAGTGGTGTTATCGATTGGGTTGGCATAGAAGACGACAGTGTAGAGAATCTAAAAGGCAAACCTTGTCATTATCCATTCTACAAAATGTTTGTTGATTGGAACGGAGACGTATTGTTCTGTTCTAACGATTGGGGAAGAGAACACGTTGTAGGTAATCTTCTACAAGATTCTTTGCATGATGTATGGTTCAGCAAACCCATGACAAAGATTCGTAAGAGATTGATGAAAGGAGATAGAAGTCATTCGCCTTGTAACAAGTGTAGTGTTGACGGTTCATTATTTGGCAAACCGTCATTTGATATAGTGAGAGAGTATTATGAAAATAGCAATAACAGGTAGTACAGGACTTGCAGAGTTAATCAAACGAACATTTGAGTCAACACCCAATGCAGGTAAAACATTTACAGTCAAGTCTCTACGAATAGAAGACATTACAGCCAATGACACCAAGTGTTGGATATTTGACAAAGAGAATAAAAACCACATTGATGTTCTTATCAACTTTGCACATCAGGACTTTGACCAAGTAAAGGTTTTAGATATTGCACACAAAGCGTGGTGCGATGATAGTACAAAGTATATTATCAACATATCGTCACGTGCATCACAACCTAACATCTCAAAAGGATACATGTACTCTGCACAAAAGAATGCATTGAATCATCTTGCAAATAATCTAACTTATAATTCTAATAGAAAATATAAGATGACCACTGTCAACTTAGGTTTACTAAACCATGAGTTACCATCTGTACAGCATCAAGAGGTTGCATCTTTACTTTACAAGTTGGTTACAATCTATCCACACTTAGAGATTACTGACTTGACACTTCAAGCACATGCAAACTATCTTGAAGTTCAGGATGATAAATCCACTTTACAGGATGTAGATAAAATGGTAAAATCACTATATCCACAGAACGGAATGTAATAAATAACATTATGAGTATAGAATATAACGACTTTGGTTTCACTGCAATGGATGCTGATGAACTTGCATCAGTAGATACTAAGATTGTAGAAAAGACCACCAGTGCAACAGAAGTCATCAACAAATTAGACAACTTTATCAGACCTCTCCTTGAGAATCTTGCCAAGGATTCTGACAAAGACTACATCTACTGGCCCAATCGTGTCGAGATTATCACTAAGAAAATCAACGAATTAAACGAAATCCAAAAAAACATATAAAAAAGGGGTAGACAATGCCCCACCACTTTTGTTACTATAGACTTCTTAACTTGGAGTACATTATGAATGCAGAAGAATACTACGTAAAACTCGGTCAGAAACTGATTAGAGATTGCGAAGACAATAAAATATATGCATCTAATTCAAAACAACCGTTGAATAAACAACGTGAATTAGATGAGAAGTGGAATGCAGCTGTGACTGCAGGAAACAAACTAGTGACTTATGGTACAACTTGGTCTCGGTTTGAATCTATCAATGACCTCACACCACTAGAGAAACTTGTAATCAAAGAACAAATTCAACTTTAATCTTTCCGTCCTTGTAGCTCAATCGGATAGAGCAACGGTCTTCTAAACCGTAGGTTACAGGTTCGACTCCTGTCAGGGACGCCAAATACAGAGGGTAAGTTATGGAACTTACACTAACAATCTTTTTGTGGTTAATAATAATTATCACAATAACCGTAGTAGGAGTATCCTTTTGGTTGACCTATGATTTAATTAAGTTCGATTTATTTCCTAAGGAGGAAGAAGAAGATGAACTATGACCGTTTTGATTTAGAAGAACAAATCATGAAGTGTTGGAGTGTGGTTGATGATGTGAATGATTTGTATGAACACATTGGAGACAGTGGTGAGTTTGTTGACATGCCACCCAAGTACGTTGACAAAGTAATGAACAAATTGTTGGGAGTCAAAGAACTCTATGACATGCGATTCCAAAAACTATGGGATGTCTTTGACTATATGATTAAGGATGGTCAGTTTCAAAATGATTTTTATAACGATGAGTTCGTACAATTAGAATTAGAAGGTATTGACGATATTCCACTGAGAGACCTAACTGATACGGAGATTATAGACCTAAAATACGGAGATTAGCGCAGTCAGGTAGCGCACTCGTTTTGGGGACGAGTGGTCACAGGTTCAAATCCTGTATCTCCGACCATGCCTGAGTGGTGGAATTGGTATACACAAGGGACTTAAAATCCCTCGTCTTCGGACATGCGAGTTCAAGTCTCGCCTCAGGCACCATTTTACGAGACAATTCAATGACTTAGAGGGGTTGACAAAGCCCCTCATTTTTTGTTATTATATACACATGATGACAAATAAGGAGACTGAAATGGAACGTAATCTAGAAAACTTAATCCCTCTTGTGCAAAAGTTGTGTGATGACATCAATGAACTGCATATCAAAGAATACCCTACTCTTACTGAGTATCATACCTATTTTGAGGTTGCACGTAAGTACATCAAAGTAATTACCAACACTGGTAATCAACTTACTGTGTGGGGTTTCATTAATAAAACCAACTCTAAATTTGAAACTGGTACTGTTCTGAAGGCTGCAGGTTGGTCAACTCCAACTCTGAATGCAGGACGTGGTAACCTGTTTGATGGATATGAGATATTTGGAATGAGAAAGTATGGGCCTGATTATCTTATATAATCTTCTTGGGGGGTTGACAATGCCCCCCATTTTTTTATATAATGGTTACATGATGATTAATAAAGGAGACAAATGAACATAGGATACTTAAACGAATACGATGACATCAGATACAAACAAAGTGGTAAGTTTTACGAAGGTACAATTACCAAAGTTGTCAACAATGACTTTCCATTTATCGAAGCTGAGGTTTACGAAACAACCAGTTATAGTCAAAGACTGGATAAAAAACCTTTCACAGGTATCATCTATGCTGAATCATTCGAAGGTTTAGATATGGAATTTTGGTTTTACGGACAAGGATGTGACAACTCTGCAATAGGTGTGAGTGGTCATTGGGATAAACTAGTAGCATAGGAGACAAAATGATAAACAATCCAATATACCCAAAACCTGAAATTAAAGTTCTTGATGATGACAAGTTAGAAAATTACAATATCACATCAAAGAGGTCTAAAGCTGTTTTGAATTTTGAATTCGATTTTTGTGATAATAATGAGTTGAACGATATAGTTGAGAATGGTCTCGCTATTGCAGTTCACTAAGGAGACGATATGAATATATTAGAATACGATGTAAATGAATATGGTAAGAATGGTTCCCACTTACAAGGGTACATTAATACTGACTACGACACTCTAGTGTCTGTGTTGGGTAAACCTTCTTACACTGATGCAGACCCATATGCAAAAGTGAATTGTGAATGGGCGTTAACTGTTAAAGTTCCTGATGGTGATGACGATTGGGATTATGTACATGCAACAATCTACAATTGGAAGGATGGTTATATCCCTCTAGGCGAATGTCAATGGCATGTTGGTGGTTTCAATTACTCTGCTGTAGAAGTTGTTGATGCAATTGTGAGTGGTAATATCACTCCTGCTTATAGTGAGGTTGCATAATGATACGATTTATGTTAGGATTTATTTTGGTGTTAGGTGGTGTAGGTGGTATTGAACACAATACAGAAACCCTCTTACCACTTGACAGTTTATGTGTTATAATAGTAGGATTCCTACTAATGTTTTGGTTCATTATCGAACTGGAGGAGAATGATTATGACTATTGAAAAACGACACCACATTCTTGCTGAGACTAGTGGTGGTAAGTACACTGCAGAAGATGTGTACAATCTAGAGAAGTACGGTGCAACACATCCACGTGACCTTGCACCTAACGATGACATTGACACTGATAATGGTCAATGTGTTTGTGGTGAATACAACTGTCCTGATGGATATGTTCATACAACAAGTGGGTATTAATATGGAGATTGGATTTTTAGGTGGAACCCTACTATGTATTATTATGGCAAGTATGGTTTTTGTAGGTTTGCATATCAACAAACCTTTTCCGTGGGAGAAAGAAGATGATTCATAAACACAAATATGGAATAGACGGAGCTGCAAAGGAAAGAGAAACACTTCGTGTTTTACTTGCAGGTGCAGGTGGTACAACAATAGGATTTATTGTTGGTATGTTAGTTATGTTTGCAACAATGCAACAAGCACATGCATCTGATGAAAACGGTGATGTCTTTTGTCTTGCACAAAACATTTACTTTGAGAGTGGTAACCAACCTATGGTTGGTAAAATAGCAGTGTCACACGTAGTGTTAAATCGAGTTAAATCTGACTTGTATCCTGACACTATCTGTGACGTTGTTTATGATTCAAAGACTCGTATCAACTGGAAGGGTAACGAAGTGCCAATAAGAAATCAGTGTCAGTTTAGTTGGTATTGTGATGGCAAGTCTGATGACCCTGTAGACAGTAAGACTTGGATTGCATCTATGCAACTTGCACGTAGGATTGTAAACGGTGAGTGGACTGATATCACTGAGGGTGCAACCCACTATCATGCAGATTTTGTCTATCCCTTTTGGGCAGACAGTCTCAACAGAACAACAACCATTGATAATCATTTATTTTATAAGTAGAGGAAATTATGTATGATACAGTAGAAAGGTTTAGAGAGTATCTTAAGAATACTAATTATGTTAACAATGGAGTGCAACATAAGTATGCATTTCCAAATGGTTATGGTGCAAGTGTAGTTAAACATGATTTCTCATACGGTGGTAAAAATGGTTTATGGGAACTAGCAGTTTTAGATTTTACCATAGACGAAGACGGTGACTTATGTTATACTAGTGGTATCACTGATGATGTGATAGGACATCTTTCATGGAAAAACGTTGAAGAGTTCTTATCGGAGATTAAACAATTATGAATTTATTTTACTTACACAGGAAACCAAAGAAGTGTGCAGAGTTGCACTGCGATAAACACGTAGTCAAAATGATTATTGAGTATGCTCAATTGATGTCTACTGCTCATCGTATGTTAGACGGTAATGAGTGGATGGACAAGACTGCAAACGGTAGAAACATTCGTAGGTGGGAACACCCTAGTGCATACATGGATGCATTGTTATACAAAGCATCACACATCAATCACCCTACTGCAATATGGACACGTCAGAAGACTGGTAACTATGAATACCTTTACAAACTGTTCTGTGCATTGTGTGACGAATACACATATCGATATGGTAAAGTCCACAAGACTGACTCTCTACTCAGAGACGTATTAGAACGTCTTCCTAAGAACATGGACAAGGGTTTATTCTCTGCACCTCCATGTGCAATGCCTGACGATGTTAAGAATGTTAACGTCATTGAAGCATATCAAAATTACTACAATAAATACAAAAAAGACTTTGCGAAGTGGACTAATCGAAACGTCCCTTCATTTATGGGAACGTGATATGCCAACATATGTATTTCTGAATACAGAAACAAATGAACTTGAAGAACACTTCATGTCTTACACTAAGTTAGATGAGTTCAAAGAATCCAACCCACATCTTGAATCACGAGTCACTGCACCTAGTATTGTCAGTGGTGTATCAGTAAAAGATAAACGTGATGGTGGATTCAAAGAGGTAATGTCAAAGATAGGTGATGCACATCCAGGCTCTAATGTTTACAATGAGTATGGAACCAAAGATATCAAACGAGAAAAAACTGTAGGTATTATCAAAAAACACCGTGACATCCAGTCAAAAAAGAAGTAAAATAGATTATGGAAATTAAAACGAGTACACTGGAGATTACTGATTTAGAACATCTTGACCTTCACACAGAAACAATAGACGGCAAAAGATTCTATGTAGATTCAGTAGGAAACAAATATCCTAGTGTCACTACTGTTACCAGTCTCTTAACTAGAGACCAAATTAAACTATGGAGAGAACGTGTAGGTGAAGAAGAAGCAAACCGTGTGTCAACTAAAGCTGCATCACGTGGTACTCGTATTCACCAACACATTGAAGACTATCTTCGAAAAGATAAACCATACATTGAATTTAAAAACATTTTAGAAGAGGCAATGTTTAAAGGTGTGAAACCAGTGTTAGATGAGATAACACCCCTTGCACTAGAAGCACCCCTTTATTCAAGACACTTAAAGATGGCTGGTCGTGTTGACTGTGTGGGTCTATATGATGATTCATTATGCATCATTGACTTCAAGACATCAAACAAATTTAAACAAGAGAAGTATGCAAAACCTTGGTATGTCCAAATGACTGCATATGCATTAATGGTCGAAGAACTCACAGGAGTTCCAGTCGATGAGTGTATGGCATTAGTCTGTTTACCTGATGGTAATTTTCAAATGTTCTTTTGTAATCCAGTGGATTATGTGGACGAGTTGGTCGGATTACGTAATCAATATCAAAATCTTTACGGAGTATAATTATGGCAAATCATGTAACCTTTAGTTTTGACATTGAAAATGTCAACGAAGAAGGACAAAAATTCCTCGGAAATGTATTTGAGGGAAAGGATGACCTACATCAAACTGAGTTTGAAGGTCAGAATCTAAGTGAATGTGGGCCCAAGTGGGCAACAATCGATGACACGGATAGTTACGATACTACCTTTACAGTGTATGGTGAAAGTGCATGGAGTCCACCTACGGACTACTTGGAAGCATTGCATGGTGCATTATTGAAAGTGTCACCTGATGCAACTGCAACAATCCACTATACAGATGAAGCACCTAACTTTGCAGGTGTCTACTTTTTTGAACCAGTAGATGATGGCAATGGTGGAAAGGATACTTGCATCGATGGTGTTGAATTAGATAACGAAGAAATCTTTGAACGATGGTCAGAAGAGTATAGTGAAGACTTCAACAATGCATTAGAAATAGTTGCAGAACAAGAAGGAATTGCTAAATCAGAACTTCTCGAACAACAAGAAGACTTCTATGACCTAATTGATTATGATGCAATACAAGAACCATACTATGATAATGTATGGGACGTTATTTCTAACTATCAATCAGAACAACTTAATATTCTAAAAGGGGGATAAAATGGCAGATTTTTATGATGAAAATAAATTCAATCTAAAACAAGATTGGAATTGGGGTAAGATATTTCACAAAGCAGATGATTGGATTCATCAAGAAGCATACGATAATGCATATAATAATATGTTAGAGTATCTTGAAATAGGAAGTGCAGACGAACTTACCGAAGTTCACTTAGATGAATGTCAAGCACTGCTTGACTACTTAGAGACCCCTTATGCTGAAGGTGGTGAAGGTATGGATATGAATGGACATAGTCCAACATATTATGCCTACTATAGAGTTATGATGGACTGGATTGAGAACTTCGATTTAGAACATGAAGGCGCCCCATTATCATGATTAGTAAGAAAGACTTCACAGAACAAGTGGAAAAACTTATTAGAAATGGTAAGGCAGGTGTAATGGATGCGATATGTCGTGTATGCGAACTGAACAACATTGAACCTGAAAGTACTAAGAGGTTACTAAGTGACCCTCTTAGAGAAAAGTTAGAGGCTGAAGCACAGTCTCTAAAGTTAATTAATCGAGGTAAAGGTTCACAAGGGACAATTACTTCATTCTTTAGTAATTAGGAGTATACTATGAATAAAGGTGATACAGTAAGTGTCGTTGCTACAAGTGGTGAGTACGTTGGTGTACTTGAAACATTTGAACCGTTGACACTCAATAAACCACGTATGATTGTTGCCAACCCTGAGGGTGGTATGGGATTTGCACGTGGTGTTGCAGTAACAGGTGAAGAGAACCCTGACAATATGGTGTTTGGTTCTTATGTGTTCATTGCAAAATCAAACGATAAAGTTACAGAAGCACATGCAACTGCAACTAGTTCAATCGTTAAACCTGACTCTAAGATTGTCACTTAAATGACAAGTAGAGAAGGATATGATGCATATACATTGTACCTTGGGATTAAGTTACACTTCAATTCCAAGGACTACAATTTTATCAAATACAATGGTAAAGTGAAAGCAGACATTCATTCTTTTCTAAAGAGAAAGGACAAATACCATTTCGGTAAACTCTATAAAACATACAAACAAGATTTACAGGATTTCTATATTGCAAATCTATCGTTTAAAGACCAGTGGGCAGGTGACCTGTTAACGGAAGAAGCAGATAGAGTGTATAGAGATTGGAAGAAGAGAAACCAAAAACTATCTTACATGTTTGACACAGAAGTGTCAGACCAACTTAGAAAGTTTAAGATAGACACTCTTCTCAAAGTTATGAATGGTCAACATCCTCGTTTACTAAAAGCTTATATGAGTAAACAGGTGTCACTAGAAACCATCTGTATTATGGATGAGATTATTGGATTTACAAAAGACTGGGATAAACTAATCTCAGAAAAGGTAGTGTATCCTGATATCTCAGTGAAGATAAACAAATACAAATCATTCGTGTCTTTTGACCACGATAAGTATAAGAAGAGACTTATAGAACTATGCTCACAATAGTAGGTAACGGCCCAAGTCGTTTACAATATGATTTAAATGACATTGGAGAATGGTGGGGGTGTAATCGAATCTACAAAGATGCAACACCTGACATTCTCTTTTGTATGGATATACCTCAACAGGTAGATATCATTACAAGTGGATATCACAAAGAACATAAGGTTGCTGTCGGTGGTTGGGAACCCTTGGAAATGGAATACTATTATGGTATGAAGATAGGGTTACAATTTGGTGAACAAAAAATTGTCGACAATGTAAATCAAGAAGACGATTGGTTTGTGGTTATGGGTGACCGTCAATGTATGGATTTACTTAGCTATAGCAATTCCCAAAAGGATAACATAGTTATATATAATTTTTTAAATCTCAAGAACCTCTTTACTGGAATGTCTGCATTAGGATATGCCATGGAACAAGGAAGAGAAGAGATTACACTAATAGGTTTTGATGCATTACAACATGGTGATGTGTCGAATGTGTATGAAGGTGAAGATTTTTATTTACCTAAATATACTACTGAGGACAGAGTGTTTGATGCACAACGTTCTCAATTCATTGCACTGTTAAAGCAGTATCCGAATAGTCGAGTTTATTTCAAAAACTCACTAGACGAACTGGAGTTGACAGTGTATAATGAACTTAATTACTATGAAAGTAGTGATGAATGGATTCTTGGAGAAGGGTTTCTTCAAGAGTCTTAATATAATAAGATACAATGCAATACAATAGGAGAATACAATGTCATCTTTAGATAAACTTAGACAGGCCATGGAGTCTGCAACTCCCCAATCTGGCGGAGAAAAAAAATCTTACGGCGATGATCGCTTTTGGAAACCTGAACTCGACAAGAGTGGTAATGGGTTTGCTGTGATTCGCTTCTTACCTACCCCTGAAGGGGAAGAAATGCCTTGGGCATCCTACTGGGATCATGGATTCCAAGGGCCTGGTGGTTGGTATATCGAGAAGTCTCTAACGACTATCGGTAAACAAGACCCTGTGTCAGAATACAACACTCAGTTGTGGAACACTGGGATTGAGGCAAACAAAGAACAGGCACGTAAACAGAAAAGACGTTTACACTATGTGTCTAATATTTTTGTTGTATCAGACCCTAAAAATCCTGACAACGAAGGTAAAGTCTTCCTTTATCGTTATGGTAAAAAAATCTTCGAACAACTTAAGGAGGCAATCTCACCTGCATTTGAGGACGAGAAAGCAATCAATCCTTTTGACTTGAGAGAAGAAGGTGCAAACTTCAAAATCAAAATTAGAAAAGTTGATGGTTATTGGAACTACGACAAATCTGAGTTTGAAACACCTGCACCACTTTTTGATGATGAAACTAAGTTGAATACTATAAATAGTTCAACTTTCTCATTGTCAGAAATCGTTGCACCAAATGAGTTCAAGTCTTACGAAGAACTCAAAGAGAAACTAGACAGAGTACTAGGTCTCTCAGGTGGTGTGAGTACATCAACTGCAGAATCAGTTGCAGAAGACCTAGATGAAGTGCCTTGGTCAAATGTAAATACTGCATCTGTAGCAGATGAACCTGTAGTCCCATCAGTGGAAACATCTTCAGAAAGTGTCGAAGAGGATGATGATGCGATGGACTACTTCAAAAGACTTGCTACAGAGTAGTAAGTCTTAGTATAGGGGATGGAAGATTACATTATGTGTGTCCGTGATAAGTCTTCCATTTCACTGAGACCGTGGATTATAAATGGGGGTACTCAGTAAGGGCAAGATGATGTGTGTAAAAGCGGTGTCATCGGTATGTAGCGGGAATGCTGTAAGGCGTGGGGCGAACATACACTTTTTAAGAGAAATAAATTAATATGCCAAGTATAACACCAAGGAAAAATCCGAAGACTAATAATGTCGAACCTTTTGACAGAATGCTTCGTAGGTTTAAGAAATCATGTGAACGTGCAGGTATTGTACAAGAAGTCCGTGAACGAGAATATTTTGAAAAACCTGCATCGATTCGTAATCAAAAGAATCAAGACATTAAGAGACGTAAGAAATTACAAGCAAAAAGAGATGCAATTAAAAATTATCGCAGGAAATAAACATGAACGGCAAAGGTTCAAAGAGACGACCACAAGTTATCTCTCAATCACAATTCGAAGAAGCATGGGATAAAATCTTTGTAAGAAAGGTTACACCTGAGCATGGAATAACTCACGTGCATAAAGATAAAACTAAGGTCATTCCAAGAAAACAAAAGTACAATGATATATAATATCACTAATCCTGACTATAGTCTTAATCAAGATGCTATAGAAAGACTTAGAGGAGATTTCGAAACCGTATCAAAGGTTGCACCTCCTAAGATTGTTAAACTAGGTGATGCAATGCATCGTTATAACCTAATAGAAGATATCAATCCTTCACTTCCATACGTTAAACACTTACTGAATAATTTACATCGTGAACCTGTAACCAAAGAAACCTTTGGTGTTAAGATGTCAAATCCTGATGATAACAATAACTTTCATGCAATCAAACTCATGTATCTTATTCATACAGCTATAACAACAGGATTCTATTCATATTGTCAAGCATGTATTCATACAAAACGTCAGAATCCTAAGTGGTTTGTACATCCAGGCCAGTTCAGAGAGAAAGCATTAATTCATTGTGGTAAAGAGGATGCAGAGTTCATCGTGTGGGACAGTCAGAATATGATTGATGCACCTGTACTATCATTCGATGATTGGAGTTCTAAGTTCTTACACAATGCAGAACACGAAAGAGATTTACACATTGCAGTCCACAACGAAGAACATAAAAAAATTGTTGAGTTTCATGTAGGTGAAGACAGACCTGCATTCTATGATTTAGGACAACAAGTTTTCGAAATGTATGGTGGTAAGAAACCATACCTCATTGGTGAATGTAATGATTCCATTGCAGAGTACTTCAGTAATGATGAATCAAGTAACGTTCATGTCCATGCTCATCAAAAACTGCAAGAATCAGATTTGATGATTCTATTAACTGCCCATCCAAATATAGGAGATATTCGTACAGATAGTCTGACCATTTCTCGTAAATAAACATAAATAAGAGACAATGTCAGGTTTATTTGAGCAATACGATAATCTTCTACCAGCAGAAATACAAGAAAAGACTAGTGAAAGTCTAGACTGGTTTAGAAAGAATCTAAGAAAGATAACTTTGAGAGAAGACCAAGTGTCACGTTCTCAAGGTGAAACGGCGTCTCCGTCTAATATGAGGACAGGAGAAATGTTCATGTATATGTACGATGCAAAGTATAAAGACTTACTTCCATGGTATGACCGTTTCCCTCTTATGATTTTGTTAGAGAAATCACCTAAGGGATTCTTAGGACTTAACCTACATTACATAGCACCTAGATATCGTGCAGTATTATTAGAGGAGTTATATAAGTACTCCACTGATGAAGATTTAGAAGAAGGTGCAAGATTTAAACTGACTTATGAACTATTAAAGTCAGTCAGTAAATTGAAGTACGGCATTCCATGTGTAAAACGTTATCTATGGCCACACATCGATAGTAGGATACAAAGAGTATTACCTGAACACTGGGATGTGGTAAGTATGTTACCACTTCAAAGATTTAACACGAATGCAAACACAGTGTATGCAGATAGTAGAAGGAAATTTGGATGAGTCATTTAGATATAGATAAATTTAAAAGTAATTTTGATAATGGTGCTAGAACCAATAGATTTGAAGTAGATTTTTATTGTACTAATCTAGGACTTAATTGGGAAGGACTAAGAGTTGAATCTTGCAGTTTGCCAGGCAGACAGTTAGAAACTTCTCAGTTTTCAGAATACGGGCCTATTAGAAACTTACCATTTCAAACTGCATACGATGGTGGTCAGGTTGACTTCACTTTCTTATGTGATTCATCTTTTGCAGATAGATTTCTAATCGAAGCATGGATGGATGAAATCATAAGTGGTGGTGCATCAACCACCACAGAAGGTGATACTGAAGATGGCCCATCAAACAATATTGTTGCATCAGGTAATCGTGCAAAACCCACTTATTCATACTATAACAATTACATTGGTGAAGTGATAATTAAACAATTAAGACAAAATGGTAAGGGTGCATTAGAGTATAGATTATTCGAAGCATATCCAGTTGCATTTGCACCTATGGAACTAAATTCAACATCAACCGATAGTATTATGAGATTTACTTGCACAATTGCATTTAGAACATTCTCAACAAGATATGTGGAAGATCCATCTGCAGGAAGTCTTATAAATAAAGGAAGAAAGATTCTCGATATTCTTTTGGAAGGTGGAAAGATTGCAGACAGGTTTGGTAAAGGTAATTCTTTCAATGACCGTCTGAATAAACTGGATGAAAGATTAAGTCGAATTGGTTCTATCTTCGGATAGATTATAATAATGGAGTAGATTATGGGATTACCAATCCAAACAACGCCAACTTACACATGTGAGTTACCTAGTGATGGTCGTACTGTAAAGTATAGACCGTTCTTAGTTAAAGAACAGAAAGTTTTAATGTTGGCAAGAGAGAGTGAAAGCAATGCACAGATTTTAGATGCAGTGAAGACACTTATTAGTAATGTGACATTTGACTCATTGGATGTGGATGCATTAATGATGATTGACCTTGAATATCTTTTCTTAAAGATTAGGTCAGTATCAGTTGGTGAATCTGCAGACGTTGTAGTTGGATGTGGTGAAACAGATTGTCAAGGGTCAGGACAAGTCAAGATTAAACTTGATGATGTTGAAGTAAAAGGTTCTATACCTGAAGACAATAAAGTTATGTTAAATGACACAACTGGTTTGACACTTAAAGTTCCCTCAGTTGGAGCAATGAGTACAATGGGTGATATTGCAGAAGATGAAATGACAATGGAAGTGTTGAAAAAGAGTATAGACACAATCTTCGATGAAGAAAATGTTTATGAATCTTCTGATGTTTCAAAAGAAGACTTGGATGAGTTTGTTGAAAGTTTAACCATGCAACAGGTTCAATTAATTTCTGAGTTCTTTGAAGACATGCCTAGACTTGAAAAAGAAGTCGAGTTCCAGTGTAATTTATGTAACAAAGAGCAAAGTAGACTATTACAAGGACTACAAAGTTTTTTTTAATAGCTCTTTCTCATGAGAATATGGTCAATTATTATGAGACCAATTTTCAGTTAATGCAACACCACAAGTATTCGTTAACTGAATTAGATGGAATGATGCCGTGGGAAAGAGAGGTTTACATTAGACTTCTCCTTGCACATCTTGAAGAAGAAAAGATGAAGCAGGAGAAACAAAAAATGAGACGATAATTTTTATATTATGTGTACGTGATTTAATTTAGAGGACACATAATGACAACAGAAACAGTAGACACAGGCAGAAATGAAGTCGAGATTGATCTTGATAAGTACACTAATCTAGTGTTAAAACTAGATGAGGCAAACGACAAGATTAAAGAGATGGAAAAAATGTCAAAGGAACTGAAGATTGCAACTATGGCTGCAAAACCCCAAACGAAGTTTTCGTTTGGTGCATTGTTTAGAGATGAGAACGATATCAATGAGAAATCAATCATTGGTTTCGCATCTTTCTTAATGATGCTTGCATTCGGTATTGTAGATTTAGTAACAGGATTTTGGGGACAAGACCTACAAATCTCTGACACTATCTACACTTCATTCGTAGTAGTAACCTTAGGTTCATTTGGTATTGCTGAAGCTGGTAAAGCATTCAGTAAACAATAGGAATTTAAATAAATGGCAGATAACAACACAGACTTGTTGATAGACCCCCTTAAAAAACTTGGGACTGCATTCTCTAATGCAACTCAAGGATTCATGAAGGCATCAAGTCCACTCTATGCAGCACGTGCTACATTGCAATCCTACAATGCAAGTCTAAAGAGTGCAAAAGACCAATTTGACAGTCAACAAGTTGAACTTGCACGACAACGTGATGCAGAGTTATCCATGTTGAAAGAAGGTTCTGCCGAACATTCTGCAGTTCTCTCTGACTATACTTCTAAACTAGAAAGCCTTACAGATACTTTTGAAGAGAAAGAAAAGGTTCTCAAGAAGAGTGTAGAGAATCAAGAGAAAATTGTAGAGAAAGAAAAAGATATCAACCGTCAATCCTTTGGTGTTGCACGTGGATTTGAACGTGTATCACAAGGTA